CTAAACAATCCCATCAATATCAACTCTTTGACTCAAAAGATTTTGTGTAAAATTAGCCGTATAAGAATAACAAGATTTAGCTTCTTCCTTATTCTTCGGAATAAATGAAAATTGTTTTGATAGTTCTTTTAGACTATTTCTTATCTCATTAGATGTATTATGTTCTGACATAATATTTTCCCATAAATTGAAATACCATTCAAATTCAACCACCGGTTTTTTGTATGAGTCAAATATTGGTATGACAAATAATCTGATAGGTCTTTTAGCCATCCAAAGTGAAAAAGTAATTTCTTTTTTCCCAACAAAGTTTTTATCCCAAAGTTCTTCGCAAGTTTCAGCTAAGCATGTTAATCTTGGTATGTCTTGTTGTGCTGTATATTCCAAAGGGAACAATGAACCATAAAACATCGGTTGATTATCAAAGTTGGCTCTCATCAGGCGTGCATAGTTTACAGGAGGATAAGAGACATCTTTCTGATATTTGTATTCCACATTTGGTTCATTGTGTATCCTTACACGAATAACTTTACTACCTGTCTTTAAGACTTTTCCCAACAATGGTACTTCTGTCAAATTTTCAAATAAATTCATATACATAAAATTAGAACTACTGACAAATTTAGAAAAAACTTTCGATTTTTATACGAGTTGAATAAGAATAAAGACCACTCGTCCGTTCTAATAAAAAACGAGTTCAAAAAATAAATAACATGAACGTAGTAGGTATAGACGTGTATCAATCGCATTTAAATAAGAGCAAGTATTGTTGAAAATTTCCTATCTTTGTATGACAAAATTTTCATTTATGCCTAAAGGAAGGAACAAACGATTGATATCGCTTCGTGACGAAACACTGATCCGCCGGTATTATTACTGGACGGAGATCCAGCGTCGCCGTTTTGACGATGCGCTGAAAATCCTTTCCGAAAAAGAGTTCTTCCTTTCAGAATCGCGTATTATGGCAATCATCCGGCAGAACTGCGACAAACTGACGGATATCGAGGTCAAGCCTGTTCCGAAAGTCCGGAAACCGCATGTATCCGGAGGGCAGCTCAACCTGTTTCAAGGAGAACCTTGAAAAATTGACAATGGGCGACAAGCGGTATTTCTTAATTGTCAATTATCAATTGTCCATTGATTACGCAGGTTCTTCATCTATGATTGTCTCATACGTGCTTTCATACACCTTGATGGCTCCCGGCAGGGAGATCCAACGGGAGGAGACGCGCTCCAAGGGTAAGGCGTTTTCCGGCTCGATGTGGCGGACGATGTCGTGCAACCGCTTGAAGCGTTCGATCCGTTCGGCGACCTTGCCGGCCGTTCCGCTGGTATAGTGCGTATCATCGTAACAGTCGATGCAGAGGCGGATCACGATGCGGGCTGTCCCGCGTTGGTAATCATCGGCGATGGTTTCCCAGCGTACCCCGTCCAGCCCGATCAGGACACAGGGGAAAGTGACCGGGTAGGTATCTTCCTGGGTTTGCAACTGGCCGTAGTCTTCATCCACCAAAGTGAGATCCGGCATTTGTTCGGCGATGGCCGCCTGGATTGTGTTGAATAGTTGTTCCATGATTTATAATTTATGATTTATGTGTCGATGATAATTCATCATTCAAAATTCATAATTCTCTTGATATCCCGTTCGGTGTACTCCTCTATCTTTTTATCCAGTTCCGCGGTTCTTCCCATAAAACGGCGTTGCGGGATATGGACGGTAGATGATTGCTTGGGAGTCAAAGCCAACCGTTTCCACATGGCGGAACGTTCGCCGGCGTTCTTTTCTTTCTGTTGCCGTTGTTCCCAGCTATCCCCTTTCTTTATTCCGGTTTCCTCGAAGAATCGTGCCCAGGCATATTTGCGCATCCGGGGCGTGATCCGGTGGGTTACGTTGCCGCCTTCGTTGTGGATGCGGGCATATTCCACGTCGTTTGACACTGTCACCTGTCCGGGATTGGCTTTATAGGTGAATCCACTGTATAGGTTGTTCCGTCCGCTCAGCAAAGGGGTGTTGTCATAATAGGCTCCTTTGCCCCCCATTTGCTGGCGTTTGGTCATCAGCCATTTGGTCAGGCCGTTGTCGTTCCATCCCGCGTCGCGGAAGTTCTGTTTGAAATGGCTGATCGCCATCTCGCCGACACGGGCGGGCCAGCGTTTGTCGCAGAAAGCGACCAGTTCGGATTTCTTTTGCTCCAGTTTGCGGATTAATTGGTTAAAATCCATGAGAATTTTGATTTATGATTTATGAATTATGAATTATATTGTTACCTTTGCGAGAAAGAAAGGTGGTCAAAGATTCTGTGTTGGATTGCATATCCTTCAACGAGGGCTTTGATCACCTTTTCAATTTCTCCACAATACTGTAAAAGTCTATTAAACGATTATCCGTATTCTCCCGGATGACGACAAATGACGGTTCGCCCATAATCTCAATTTCAAAATAGTGATACTTGAAATTCCGCCCTTTTACGTCCGGGTCCGTTCGGACATACTTTGCCGTTTCCATCAACTTCCTAATATTCCGTACCGCCTCATTCTTTGCCAGCAAATGCTTGTGCGGCTGGTTCAATGCTTCCTTGATGCCGGTCGAGGTGAACGATATAGGTGCGCCCAGTCCGGGTACGGGCATTTGTTTGCCGATCAGCTCTTCTTTCGCCCATTCGCGTATTTCTGTCCGCTGTTGTTTGACCTCCTCCTTGAAAACGAGGTCGCTTCCGGAAACCGTCTGTTGGTCGATGAACTGCCGTACCGCCCTTTTCACACCCGGATATCCATGCACCACATACGGGTTCGTATCGCTGAACAGCTGCGCGTCTTTGCCCGGATTGTTGTCCAGTCCGGGGCTGGGTTCGTCTTTGGGTGAACCTTTCGGGATGCGGCTGCCGGCGGTGGCCGGTTCGTCGGTCGCTTCCAGCGAGCATTTGCAGTTCCAGCGGTCGCCGGGACGGTGTTCGTCCCAAAAAGGATCGTCCAGCGGACGCACGGTGTTCCAGAACACCTCGTGGTCCGCTCCCGGATGGGGGCTGGTGCTCGGTATCCATTTCAGGTTGGGCAGCACATCGGCATTCGCCTCGAACCGTTTCCAGTCCGCCGCCTGCCGTGCCCGGAGAACGGCGGTGTTGTATTCCGTCCGCAGCCAGGCATCCAGGTGCGTCGGGGCGACCAGCGTATCGACATCACGGGCGAATTGCCCGAACGTCTTCAACTTCCCCTCTTTGTCGAGCAGCTGCTGGGCGATGTCGTTCTGGAACCGGTGGGTACGGAATGCGGCAAACACGGCATTGTTGTAACGCAAAGCCTGGTAGAAGTCGTAGTCGCTTCCGTTATAGGTACGGCTACCGAACCCTTTGTCGGTCGCCTCGTTGAAGCAACGCCAGAACTCCCCCCAGGCACCTCGGTCGATCTCCGTCGTCGTGTCGAACTCCCTGGCATAGATCCGGCGGACCATCCCCTCCAGTACCTCGGTCGAGAAGGTAAACCCTACCTCTCCCGGATTCGCACCAGCCCAATTGTTCATTGTCAATTGTCCATTGTCAATTGAATACAGGCGGTTGACTACCACTCTAAAGCTGCCCCCTTGTCGCTTTCGGGGGCTTCCCCGAAAAAACGGGGCAACAGGTTGGCAAAGGAAAAGCGGGGCTTTTCCAATTGAGAATGGACAGTTGACAATTGACAATTATCCGGTTCTTTCTTTTCTTTCCCAATTGTCAGTTGTCCATTGTTCATTGTCAATTGTTTTGCGTAGTCCTCCGGCTTGTTCAACCCGAACTCCTCATACAGTTGGTCATGGTCGAGCGGCAGTCCGAGCTGGTTCAGCTTGATCAGGATGTCGGCACGCTGCGACAGGTTCGTGTTCTTGGGCGAGACGAACGAGAACCGGCCGCCTTGCGTATGGATGCCGAACGATTCGAAAAGGTCGGTCATCTGGTAGTTCAGCACGTTCAAGACAAAACGTTTGTCCTGCTCCAAGAGCCGTTCTTCCGCCTTTTGTTGCACCGTTCCCAATGCCTGCGTCCCCTTTTCCCCGGCTTCGGTCGTCAACGTGTTGCCCAGTATATGTTTGGAAATTTCGTTGTTGCAGAAAGCGGCAAGCCCTTTGTAGAGGTCGCTCGAACCCGTCTTGTTCCCCGCCTCATGGAGCGTGAGGTTGCTCCCCTCAGGATGCAGGAAAACGGCTGCCGCCCCTCCGCCGAAGATATCGTTCACCAGGTTGTAGCGCGCGTCATCGTCACCGGCATTGTAAGTGTACTCGCGGATCGGCTGGCCGAACAGTTCGGCAAACTGCGCCCAGTCTGCCACGTCGCCCCGCTTGTACAACACCCAGGGGATGTCACGGACCAGTTGGCCGATGTCGTGCGGTTTCCCCACGGCGAGCAATCCGTCGTATGTGTCCCAAGAGACACCGGATATATCGGACTGCATACGGCGTATCTGCCGCAGGACCGGATCCACGTGTTTCCGGGGTACCAGTTGGTAAGTCAGCCACCCGCTATCATCCGGATAGAACTGGAACAGGCTATGCCCCCACCACTGCGTGTCGAGCAGGTCGTCCAGGAAATCGAGGAACCAGGGGGATTCCAGCATCTCGCCGATCCGTTCGTCCGGTTGCCCGTTGCGTTTGAACTCGATCGGCGAAGAGAGGACCGCCGACTTGCGTTTCTCCAACACGCTGGACAGATGGGTATCCAGCAGGATCGTGTCGTACAGGTCATACAGGCGGACACGGTTGGGAAAATCCACCCGTTCGGCTTCCGTCACCGCCCGTTGGTAATGGCTGATGTCCCGGTTCCACCGGGTGGCCTGGGTCAATAAAAGGGTGTTTCCCCCGGCCGGCTGGTGGAACAGGCCGCCGGAGGTGATTGGCTTTGTATTCTTTTTTCGGCTCATATTCGAATCTGTTTTGAACGGTGATTAAATCTTGTTTCAAAAATGCACGGCCCTCTTCGGGTTGCTCAGGTAAAGGAACTCGTGGCTGCGTTCCCCGTCGGCCAGTTCCGGAGCCCCGTTGATGGAGACCGTCCCTTTCAATACTCCTTTCATCCACTCGACCGCCCGTTCGTAGCGGTCCTTGCGGATGCCATTGTTCAATTTTTGCGGGTTGCCTACCGAATAGATATGGTAGGTGGCGATGTCGAGGCACATCATCAGCACCAGCGGATGGCGTTCCTCGCCCCGGGCGGCAAAGATCGCCTCCACGTCGTAGCGGGCGGAGAGGTATGATTTCATCTCCTCGATGGCGCGGTCCTCGCAGATGTCGAGGATGGCATCGTCTCCCCGCGTAAGGCTGTCGATAATCTCTTTGTGGACGGTTGCGTCGTAATCCGACACGTCTATAAATTGGCTCATATCCGATATTTGTTTTTAGCGCGGAAAGCACGGGCGGGTATGGTGACCGGCGGTGCCATCCGCTGTTGTTTATGGTCGATGATCCGTTTTGCCCCCTCGATACAGTCGGGGCCGTCGGCGGGAAACTTCAGCGCGAGGGTAAAAAGCAGGAACTGGTCAGCGAGCCGCTGCATGTGCGGGTTCTCTTTCTCGGCGATGTTGAACACCAGCCGCCCCTCGCGGTTGACGGGTTCCAGGTTCGCTTCGATACGGGTTGCCTTGTCGGTCTTTTTCTCTTCGTCGGGCTGGATGGAAAGCCGCACGTCATGCTCCTTGCATTTGTCGGAGAGCAACGGGCGGAACACCTGCCGGAAGAAAGGGTCTTGCAGGGAGTTGTTTTCCATGTAATGATAGAGGGCCGTCTTCCGTCCGACATATTCGTCCAGGAGAAAATACCAGTCGATAAACTCGGCGTTCAGCCCACGGTCCAGGAACCCTTTGACCACGTAATACACCCCCTCCAGCTCGCCGACCAGCCACACCGCCTTGGTGGAACTTTTCTTCGACTTGTTCTCACCCGGAGCCGGGTCGCCGTAAGCCACCAGGAATTTGAATTTCGAGAGCGGCGGCACCTTTCCCCAGGTCAGTTCCTTGAACACTTCGCCCTCGCTGACGGGGTTGTTGAAGTATTCGGTCTGCTGGGCGGAAGCGCTGATTTTTGAAAGCGTTTCGTCGATCGCCTCCTCGGTGTTCTTCTCCGGCCACGTGCTGTTGCCCTCCTTGTCGCGGATGTTGACGATGTCCCAATGCCGGGCAATCTGTCCGGCACGCACCACGCAGCAATCCTTGGCGATGATGTTTCCGCAGAAAATGACCAAAAGGGCGACAGCCGGGTCGCGTGTGCCATAGACCGCCTTTTCCCAGAACTTCCACATGTCTTCCACCCGGTCCGGGTTGCGGCACGCCTCGTCGGTGTCGAAGTCGTCCACCAACAGCACGTCCGGACGATACGACTTGTTGCGCGACCCGCGGGGCGCATTCCCGTAGCCGATGGCCCGGAAAGCGACATCGGCGTTGGTGACGAATTCCTCTTCCGTCCATTTTCCCATCCCGGCCTGTTCGCCGTAGTAGGCCTTGATACGCGGGTTGTTCTCCAGTTCGTCCCGGTAGGGCGCCAACAGGCGTTTGGCGGCATCCTGCGTGGCACTGACCATCATGATGTTGTGTTTTCGTCCGGTCAATGCCAGGTAGAGCACGATAAACATCACGACCGTACTTTTGGCAAGGCTTCGTGCCCAGCTGAGTACCTCATACCATTCATCCTGTTTGATACAGCGCTGGATGGCCCGTATCTGGAAAGGGGCAAACTCGCTTTTGGCGTAGTCCGGAAAGAAATACCGGATCCACTCGATGGGATGTCTCTCCTGATATTCCCTGTGCCGCTCCAGCTCTTCCCGGTTCTTGTGTTCCATCGGGACATCCGCCATCAGCTCGGCATGGAACTTTTCCCAACCGCGGAGCGCGTCTTTGTCTTCTATTGTCATAGCGTGCTCCGTATGAAGTTATCCCACAATGTCCCGAACTCTTTCGCCTTGTTGATGTCAATGCCCCGTAGCCAGACCAGAAAGCGGGTGGCGGAGCTGATCAGGTCTTTCAGCCCGGCATCCTTTTCCAGTTTGTCGATGGCCACCGACAGTTTGGATATGGTTCCCGCCTCCGTCTGGGTGGCGAAACGTTCCCCTTTCGGGCGGTCGAGGATGGAGCGGTTGATTTCGGCAATCTGCCGTTGCAGGTTCATGATCTGCTGCTCCCGTGTCATCGTGAGCCCGGCTTTCATCTCTTCCCATTTGCCCGAAGCGGCCCAGCTACCCACCGTTCGGCGGCTAACGCCCACCTTTTCCGCTATTTCCTGTTGCGTCAGGTTCCCTTGCAGGTAGAGAATCCCGGCGATTTCCTTTTTTTGTGCGTTCGTCAAATCTGCCATAAGTGAATTTTTTAAGACAAAATTGGCGGTAAAATCGGCGTCGGGCAAATTGGGTTTTCAAGATAGACGTACAATCTCATATCATTGATGTATAAAGTCTTATCATAAAAACGGGATTTGCAAGGTTCTGTTTTCCTCCTCAATTTTGCACGAAAACGAGTGCGGAATGAGCAAACAATTTTTCAATATGATAGCCCGCGAGGATGGCACCGCCTGTATCCTCCTGTATGGCGATATCGGGAGCTACGACAGTCCGATCCGTAGTGGCGACATCGTGCGCGAATTATTAGAGATCGAGAACGCCTATGAAAAGATCGACATCCGGATCAACAGCATGGGCGGCGAGGTCTATGCCGGGATTGCCATCTTCAACGCCATCCGGAACAGCCGGGCAGACATCAAGATTTATGTAGACGGGATCGCTGCCAGTATCGCCAGCGTGATCGCCTCCTGCGGGAAACCGGTCTACATGAGCCGCTACGCCCGGTTGATGGTGCACAGCGTGTCGGGCGGGTGCTATGGCAGCAAGGAGGAGCTGCGGCAATACATCCAAGAGATCGAGTCGCTGGAAGACACCTTGGCGGATATTTACGCCTTGCGTTGCCAGCGGGACAAAGAAGAGATCAAACAACAGTTTTTCGATGGAGGTGAACACTGGTTCACGGCTGAAGAGGCTTTGGCAGCCGGACTGGTCGACGGGATATACGACACCGAACCGGTACCGGCCGACAGCACGCCACGCCAGGTGTATGACCTCTGTCAAAACCGATTAAATCCAGATAACATGCTGATTGACGAATTAAAAAAAAGACCGTCGTTTACCAACTTGGCAAACGATGAAGAGGTGCTCCGGCATATCGGGCACCTGGAAACGGAAGCGGGCAAGGTAGCCGGGCTGGAAACAGAAAATGCCGACCTGAAGAGCCAATTGAAAGCCTACAAGGACAAAGAGGAGGCCGATGCCGCCGCCGCACGTACCGCCTTGGTGGATGCCGCCGTCAAAGACGGGCGTATCAAGGAACCGCAGCGGGAGGTCTATTTGAACCTGTTGAAGTCGGACCCCGTAAACGGAGAGTCGGCCTTGAAAGCCCTGAAACCGTCGCGCCGGGTGATGGACGACCTGCACAATCCGCCTGCCGGGAACGAATCCCCGTGGGAGAAACGAATGAAAGAGATTAAAAACAACTTAAAAAAGTAACAGACGATGATTCAAATCCAAGGAACAAACTATTCGGGTGAAGTGCTGGATATGCTGCTTACCCGTGCTGCCACCGGCAACGAACTGGTGGAAAAGGGGCTGATCTGCGTAATCCCCGAAGTGGGCAAGAAATTTTCCATTCCGCGCCTGCGTACCGGGAAAATGCTCCAGAAGCGCAAGGAGATGCCGACAGATTCCGATTCGAAAGGCGATTTCAATTACGACGAACGCGAACTGGTGCCGGTTGACTTCATGGCCTTCACGACCTTCAACCCGCGCACGTTCGAACAGATCTGGCGGCCGTTCCAGCCCAAAGGCAACCTGGTTTTCGCCGAACTTCCGGCAGAAGGCCAGAACGCCTTGCTTCGTGAGCTGGCCAAATCGGTCAAATTTGAACTGGGCTTCCATTTCATCAATGGCGTGTATGGAGAGGACGACGACCATCTGTTCAACGGCATCGTGACCCGTATGTTGGCCGATAAGGATGTCGTGAGAGTGGTTTCCACGGAAACGGCCATGATCAAGAAACTGAAAGCGGTCAAGGACAAGATCCCCGTAACCCTGCGCAGCAATCCGGGACTCCGTATCCTGATGAGCATCGCGGACTTCGACAAGTACGATGAAGAGTTGACGCAGCAACCGAACAAAGGGGCCAACTACACGGATATGAATGTGGAACGCTACAAGGGGATCCGTATCGTCCCGCTGGCAAACTGGCCGGAGGGACTGATTGTCGCTACCATCTGCGGCATGGACTACGACACGAACCTGTGGGCAGGCGTGAACTTAGTGGATGATATGGACGTGATCCAGATCGACAAACTGACCAACGCCGGAGAGAAATATTTCTTTAAGATGTTGATGAAGGCTGACACAAACATTGCTTGGGGTGAAGATGTCATCCTGTTGGACGGACGCGAAGCGGGAACAGCCTCCTTGTCCGGAACAACCATCACGATGAAGACTCCGGTAGAGAAGGTCGAGATTACTCCTGCGGATGATTCGACCTATTCCGTAACGGGAGACGGGGTTGTGGCCGGTGCTACGCTGACTTTGGTAAATAAGTCGACCGACAAAAAGGCGACAATCGACGGAGTTGAGGTGGAAGGTGGCGAGAGCGTTGTCTTAGGGTATGATGGCAAGAAATGGTTTAAGGCATAACCCCTCATGGCGCATCTTAAACTCTTAGTCATCCACTGCACCGCCACCCCTCCCGGCCGCGAAGTATCGGCGGACGACATCCACCGTTGGCACACAGCCCCGCCAAGCGAAGGCGGCCGCGGCTGGAAGCGGGTCGGCTATACCGACATGGTCCATTTGGACGGGACGGTGGAACGGCTAGTGGCCAACAACGAGGACGACATGGTCGATCCCTGGGAGATTACCAATGGGGCAAAAGGGCATAATTCGACAGCCCGGCACATCGTGTACGTCGGCGGCGTGGACCGCGACGGCAAAACACCCAAGGACACCCGTACACCGGCGCAGCGGAAAGCCCTCGTGGCCTACGTGAGGGACTTCCACCGCCGCTTCCCATCGGTCCGCATTGTCGGGCACAACGAACTGGCGGCAAAAGCCTGCCCATCGTTCGACGCACAAGAATGGCTCAAACAAATAGGCATTAATCAATAAAACAACAAACAACATGAAACAGAAATTTATTCTTTCCCTTTTAGGGTTGGTATTATCGTTTACAGTCTGTCTTCCTGTATTGGCACTGACGGTTCCGGATACCTCGGTGGAAATACAGCAGGATTACGACACCGTATTCCTCTCTCTATCCGCTATCGTCGCTGTGATCCCCTTGGTGGTGGAAATCGTGAAAGGCTTTTTCCCGAGCCTGAAAGGAGTCGGGACACAAATCGTTTCCTGGGTAGTCGCCATCGGGCTATGCATGTTCGGATGGTGGCAACACCTCGGGTTCCTTGACGGTATAGAATGGTATATCGCGTTGCTCTATGGGTTGGGTAGCGGACTTGCCGCAAATGGTATTGCCGATACCGGTCTGGTGCAGTGGGTAATCGGTCTGTTCAGTAAACGGGAAAAGGCTTAAGGGATGGACTGGGACGCATTGTTCAACTATCTCGGTACGGGCGGAGGCCTGATCGTCCTGCTGAACTGGATCGCCGGGCTTCCGTTGCTCCGCAAGCAAAAGCGACTAGAGAAAGACGATGTGTCCCGGCACATGGCCGAGAGAGACAACGAGGTAATACTGAAGCTATATGATGAGATCCGGGATTTTCAGGCACGCATGTCGCGCCTGGAGGGCTGTATCGCGAAGATCGTGGTATGCCCTATGTACGACCGCTGTCCTGCTCGTCCCCTCGTGCAGGAGTACAAACGAAAGTATTTCTACCAGCGGACTGGACAGTCTCGCGTGGAACAGAAGGGGCAGCGTTACCCTCGTGACAATCCCGTCCAGTCTGGCGACGCTGGCGATCCCGCTGGACAGCCTCCGTAGGCTACCCACCGGGGCGGTCTACCAAAAGCGGGACGGACGGGCGACGGTTTCGACCACGGTGAAGGACGGGACGCTGGTCGTCCACGCCGAATGCGACAGCCTCCAGCAGCTGGTCTATGAGCTGGAGGAGCGACTGTCCGCCCAACGGGAACAAGCCTCCACGAAGAAAGAGATAAAAGTCCCATCGCCCACGCCCGTTCGAACACGCCTCAAATGGTATTCGAGCGGCGTTCTGACAGGACTTATCGCCGCCCTCCTCTGGACACGTGGAAAACGAAAAAAGGGAAACCATCCCCCATAACTCATAATTCATAACTCATAATTCAAAAGATCATGGCAGAAAACAAGACAAGATCCATAGGCCTGAAGGTCGCCCAGTTCGGTGACGTGAACCCGGCCGGAGGTATGCCCGACACGATGAAACAGTTGGCACGTACCATGAAAGGGACGGCCTCCTTCACCACCGAGGCCGATACGACCACCGATTTTTACTGCGAGGAGGAACCGGCCGCACCGGTGGAGAGCATCGGGAACGAGCCGGGATTGAAGCAGATCAAGCTGAACTTCCTGGAATGGGACAACGACACCTTGAAGGAGACCTTCGGCGGTACGGTATCGGCGGCCGAGGACGTGACCATCGACGGGAAGACCTACAACGTGACGAAATACCAAGCCCCCCGTGACATCGTGACGGTGCGGAAGGCCGTGCGGGCGATCTCCCTGCACGGCGTGGTGATCGAGATCCCGAACGCGCAGGTGACCGCCCGGTTCGTATGGAACCTGACCCGTACCGACATCGCCCAGATCGAGGTGACGGCGAAGGCGCTGGCCCCGATCGGAGAGAACGAGGGACCGTACGCCATCTATAAGTTGGGCGAACCTAAAGCGTAAGCCCGTATGGAGAAGCGAACCATCGAATCCCACGCCGCCGACGCCCTGCTGGATCGGCGGCTGACCGTCAACCTCCCGGCCCCGTGGTTGCTCCGGAAGTTGGGGAAGAAGACGATCCGTTACGGCGTCCCCTTCCCGAAGGCGCAGAGCCTTTGCCGGATGGCGGCGATCTTCTGTAGGATGGATCTCGACCTGAAGGAACTGAGGGCGGGCGATCTCGGCACGACCTTGGAATGTATCGCCCGCAACGGTAAGCGGGTCTCACGGGTGATCGCCGAGGGGATGGTGGGCGAAGGCCTCCTTTGCCGCCTCTTGGTCCGGCCGCTCGCCTGGTACCTCCGTTGCCACATGACGATGCGGGGGATGGCGGAATTGGCGCAGGTGATCCTGCTCTTGGCCTCCCCGGAGGGTTTTATGAACACTATCTCCTCGCTCGCCACGATGAACCTGATGGCGCCGACGACGGAGAGCCAACCGAGGAAAGGGAGTTAAGGGAGGAATACGAGCCTCCCCATAGCCCGTTCGGACGTATCTACGCGCTGATCGCCTCCGGGGCGTTCACCTACGACGAGGTGATGCGAAAGATCCCCTGGTGCGTCATCCTCACGATGATCAACGACCAAGGACGGATGCGCAAGAAGAGAGATAAAGAGGAAATGCTTGAGACGGAAGAGGAGGAATTAGCCTTCTTCGGCCTCTCCTAATTCATAATTCATAATTCAACAGTTCATGGCGGACGAACCTTTATACGTGACATTCGAGTTCCGCGGCAACCTCGCCGAGGAGGTCGATCGGGTGAAGTTAGGGATAGCGGGCTTGCGCAACGAGTCCGCGCGGACCTACCAGCGCCTGATCGCCGACAGCGACGAGGCGTTCGCCTCCATGAGCAAGGGCAACCAGCGGCTGGCGGTCAGCATCCAAGAGGACATCAACAGCCTCCGCCAGCTTGACGCGGCCAATAAGGCATTGGACGAGGGGTTCGCCCGCGGTACGGTCACGACCCTCCAGTACGCCGAGGGCAAGGCGAAGCTCGCCATCCAGGAAACCGACCTCCGTACCGGAATCCAAGAAAACATCAAGGTACTCCAGGAGTCCATCGAGCGGGAACGGATGGCCGAGGGGAGCATCGAATCCCTCCACTCCTCCCTCCGGAAGATGGAGGAGGCGTGGCGCAAGATGTCCGCCGCCGAACGGGAATCGGCCGCCGGACAGGAGTTGCAAGAAAAAATACGATCCCTAAAAGAAGAGCTTTCCGGGCTGGAGAGTGACGCCGGTGGCGCTACCTCCGGCTTGAGACAGTTCCAGACCCAACTGGAGTCCGTTCCCGGCCCGCTCGGCCAAACCGCGGCGGCCATCGGGAAAGTGACCAAGGCGGCTCTCGCCTTTATCGCCACCCCGCTTGGCATGGCGCTCGCCGCCATCGCCGCCGGCCTTGCCGCCGTAAACAGCTGGTTCCACCGTACCGAGGAGGGCGAGAACGTATTGGCGGTCGCCACGGCGGCATTCAACCAGGTATTGGGCAGTCTGCTGGACGTTGTGGACAAGGTGGGCGAATGGCTCTACAAGGCCTTTACCGAACCTAAGAAGGCTCTATCTGATCTGGCCGATTTCCTCTCCGGGCAACTGATGAACCGCCTCCGTGCCATCGGCAAGGCGGGCGAGGCGGTCTGGAAGATATTGACGGGCGATCTCAAGGGAGGGATCGCCGACTTTTCCAACGCCTGGGCGCAGGGCCTGACCGGTATCGAGGATGCCGGACGGAAGGCCTCCGCGTGGATGGCCGATACCAATGAGAAGATCAAGGAGTCGGTCGAGTTGCAGAAACGCAGGAACGCCCTCGACGTGGCCGAACGGGACCTCTTGGTGGAACGCAGCCGCATGGAGGCCCGTATCGGTGAGCTTAGAGATAAGGCCTACGACATGAGCCTCCCGGAGGCGGAACGCTCCAAGGCGTTGAAGGAGGCGATCCGCTTGACCGATGATCTGTTCGCCAAGGAACAGGCGATCGCCAAGGAGAAATACGAGATCACCAAGGCGCAGAACGCGCTGGCCAACTCCAACAAGGCCGACCTCCGCGCCGAGGCGGAAGCTCTCGCCGAGGTGAACCGCCTGGAGGCGCAACGTTATGCCTCCCGCCGCATGATGCTCCGGCAGAGCAACACGTTAGAGGGAAAAGGTTCCCGCTCTCCGGAGAAGGCCCAAGGCGATGAGCGGAAGGAGATCGAGGCGGCCAACGCCCTCAAGGCGGAGACCGCCCGGCGGGAACGGGAGATCGAGCGGCAAAAGGAGGCCTTGGCGGAAAAGGAGAAGGACGCGGAACTGGATCTCCGTCAGCGACGGATCGGCCTGATGCGGGAGGGCGCCGACAAGGAGTTGGAGCAGATCCGGCTGGACTACGACCGGAGGATCGACGAGGTCGAGCGGAAGGGACAGGAATACGTGCGGGCCCAACAGGAGATCGAGCGGGCCGTATGGGAGAAGGACAACCCGGACTGGAAAAGACAGGGCCTGTCGTTCCGGCCATCGACCACCTCCGTATCCCAGCTCCCCGAGTCCCAGCGCAAGAAATTAGAAGAGGCCGCCACCATCGCCGCTACCGCCCGGGAGAAGGCGGAGGCCGACCTGTTGGAGAAGACATTGCGGCAATACCAGGACCACACGGCCAAACGGCTGGAATTAGAGAAGAAATACAACGAGGACGTGGCCTACCTCACCGCCCAACGGACGGAGGCGAACGCCGAGGCCATCGACGCGGCCATCGAGGAGGCGAGACGAACCTTAAAAAAGAACCTGTCCGACCTCTCCATGGAGGAGCTGAAAGGATCCGGCCTGTGGGACAGGCTGTTCGGCGACCTTGACAGGATGGCGACGCCCTCGCTGGAAGCCTTGCTCAAGCAGGCCCGGGAGGTCAATACCTCGGCGTGGGATCCCAGGAACGTGAAGGAATACCAGGACGCCATCAAGCGGCTGGAGGAGGCCATCCATTCCCGCTCGCCATTCAAGGCGATCCGGGATGACTGGAAGAAGTTGCTGGAATCCATCGGGAAAGGTGACAGGGATGGCATGGCCGCCGCGTTAGAGGGCATGGATACCTCCGTACAATCCCTGACATCCAGCCTCGACACGATCGCCGGCGGTATCGGCGACATCCTCGGCGACGAGGCTGGATACGCCGCCAAGCGGGTGGCGGAGCTGACCTCCGCCCTGTCCGGTTTCGTAAGCGGGGCCGCCAAGATCGCCAAGGGGGATATCCTCGGCGGGGTCACCTCCGTGATCGGCGGGATCGGCAAGATCTTCTCCATGGGCAGGCAGGTCAAGGAGATGAACCGGCAGGCCCGGGAGGAGCAACAAAAATATTACGACGAGGCCATCACGGGCGAGCTGGAGTACCAGCGGCTGCTCCGGGAGCGGCTGCGTACCCAGCAAGAGATCGGCGAGACGACGCTGGCCTACAACAAGCGGATCTCCGAGGAGCTGGAGCGGCAGCGGCGGGCATCCGGAAGCGAGTACGACCGGTTGCTGGCACAGATACAGGGAGAACAGTATATCAGCGGCGTAGGCTACCGCCACGGCACTTGGTTCCGGAAGGCGAAGACGTGGAACGAGTACGCCAGCCTCGCCGGGAAGAGCTACGAGGACATCGAGAAGCTCTATACCGAGGGCAAGCTGGAGGAGAAGGTGGCCAAGCTGTTCGAGCAGCTGCGCGCGCTGAGGGACGAGGGAGCCGATATCGACCGGATGCTGGATGACCAGGAGGAGTCCATGCGGGAGGTATTGACCGGTACCACCACCGACAGTATCGCTGACAGTATCATACGGGGCTTCGCCGAGGGCAAACGGTCGGCCAAGGATTTCGCCGACGATTTCCAGGAGATGCTGAATAACGCCGTCCTTCAAGGAATAAAGATGAAGGCATTGGAGGAGCCTCTCCGGCAGTGGTACGAGTCGTTCGCCGAGGCGAGCGGCGCGGGGCTTACGGAAAGCGGCATCGCCGACTTGCGGGCGCAGTACGACAAGATCATCGAGGACGCGGCCCGCCAGCTGGAGGACATGGAACGGGTGACGGGTGGCAGGATCGACTCCACCCTCACCCAGCGGGCGAGGGCGGGCGCGTATACCATCGCCAGCCAGGACTCCATCAACGAGACCAACGGCCGGCTTACCTCCATCCAGATAAACGTCGCCGAGACCAAGGAGTGCGCCTACGACATGCGCACCATGCTGTCCCGGGGGCTGGAGCTACAGGAGGAGATCGCCCGGAACACCTCCTATTGCAGGAGGCTGGAACGGATCGACAACACGCTGCTGGAGATATTGAGAAACGGAATTAGGACCAAATGACATGAGGGAAGGAAAGCTATTCATCAACGACAAGGACGCCTACACGAACTATGGCGTGTTCCTGGCCAAGGACCGGGGCGGGACGTACGACAACCTGTCGGCGCTCCTGACCCCGCCGCCCGCCAAGCGGCATACCACGGTCGATTACCGGGAACGGGACGGCGAGGAGGCGGACGTATCGGACGTACGTTTCGAGGCAAGGGACATCTCCCTGCGATTGGCCATGATCACGGACAACGAGCAGGAGTTCCGGACAAAATACAAGGGCTTCATAGAGATCCTGAGATCCGGCCTCCTGAACGTGAGGGTCTCCGAGATCGGGAAGACCTACAAGCTCTATTACCTGAGCTGTCCGGGGACGGTGATGAAGACACGGCTCCGGACGACCGGAAGGCTCGCGGCGATATGGACGGTCAAGTTCCGCGAGCCGAAACCGGATTTCTAACGATGTTGAAGCGGCATTAAAACGACACTTGAATGGAACTGAGGATATACGACAAATCGGGGAACCTGCGTGCGGAAGTCTGTCCGGACGACAACTCCACGCAACAGAAAGCGGTGATGGGAGACAACGCGCTCAGCGTCTCTTTCACCACGTGGGAGGCCATACCCTTCGACATCGGCGATTACGTGGATTACGAGGGGGAGCGATATACGCTTCTCACCGTCCCGTGCCCCAATCAAGCGAGCACGTTGGAGTATGAGTACGCCCCGCGCTTCCAGGGCATCGAGAGCGAGCTGTCGAAGGCCCTCTGCTTCCTCCTGACGGACGGTGACATGGACTCGGACTTCTCGCTGACGGACGGCCCGGCGGCCCACCTGCGACTGATCGTGGACAATATCAACCGTGTCAAGGGAACGACGGACTGGAGGATCGGAAGCGTGATCGCGGCCGACTACAAGGTCGTGACCTACGACGGGATCGATTGCCTCACCGCCCTGAACCGGATCGCCGAGACCTTCGAGACCGAGTGGTGGATCGTCGGCACGACCCTCTACCTGGGCAAGTGCGAGCACGGGGAACCGCTGGTGTTAGGCTACGCAGCCGACGGGACGGCCGTGGGCGGGCTGCTGGGCATGAGCCGGCGGGACGAGGAGAACGAGCGCTTCTTCACCCGGCTCTACGCCAAGGGCAGTACCCGAAACATCGACCGTTCCAGATACGGTTCCGACCGCCTCCGCCTGCCTTCCCCGTTGAGATTCCTGGAGAGGAATACCGAGTACGGCATCGTGGAGCGGGAGGTGATTTTCGAGGGGATCTATCCACGGCGTACCGGGACGTTATCCGGCGTACGCTCCATCGAGCGGGAATCCGAGGGGAAGACGATCCGCGTCTACTACGTGACGGACAAGGACATTCCCTTCGACCCGAACGACCACGAGATCGGCGGCCTGACGAAGCGCGTCGTGTTCCAGACGGGGGAACTGTCCGGGTATGACCTCGAGGTCAACTACGACTCGTCCACAAAGGAGTTCGAGCTGATCAACCAATACCCGGACGAGAACACCCAGATCCCGGGCGGGGTGATGGCCCCGGAAGCCGGCGACACCTATATCCTCTACAACATCCGGATGCCGGACGAGTATTACACGCTGGCGGAGGAAGAACTGCGGGAGACCGCCGATGCCTACCTGTCCAAATATAGCGTGGACAGCGCCGTCTACAGTGGCGACAGCGACCCGATCATCCTCAAGAAAAGGGGGATCCACGTTTCCTTGGGACAGCGTGTCCGGTTGCATAACCCGGTCTTTTTCCCCTCCACCGGCTACCGGGACAGCCGGATCATCGGGTTCACCCGTAAATTGGCCGATCCCTACGACATGCGGATCGACATATCCGACACGGTGACCCCTACATGGCGGGAATCCATCGAACGGAAGGTGGACTCCTTCCTGCCGATGCTCAGCCAGGCCGGGGGAGCGATCAACCTCATCAGGAGCGGCGACGATACGGTACCCACCGACAACAACGTATTCTCGGCCTTGAGGGTGATATCCACCTTCCTGCGCAAGGACAGGCCGGACGAGACCCGGTACCTCATGAGATTCCTGGGCGGGCTGGTCTCCGACGATATCGAGTCACAAGACTTCACCGCCGGGCCGTTCGGCTCCGGGTTCGTGGTGAAAAGAGACCCGGAGACCGGCAAGTCGTATATCGAGGCGGACGAGATCTACATCCGGCTGAAGGCCTACTTCGATACGTTGGAGATCAAGCGCCTCTCGCACGTGGGGGGACGGATCGTCCTGTCGCCGGCCTCGATGGAGTGTATCCGCGTGGAGGAGGTATCGGCCGAGTACGAGGACCTGCACGACAGAGCGGGCTCCATCCTGTACGATTCCGGGAACGACAGGCTGCGTGCCGCCGTGGATGGCGGCGAGCGCGCCTACCGTTGCTATTTCAAGCAAACGGACGGCGGGCGGGAGATCGTGAACGAGTTCGCCGTGGACGACCTGGCGCAATGCCGGGAGTTCAACGTGAAGGAGGGCACCTCCCAGAACGTCAGCAACCAATATTACTGGCGGCGGGTGATCCATGTCGGCGAGGACTATATCGACCTCTCCACCACGGATCGCGACACGGGCAGCATGATCCCACGGGCCGGCGACACGATCGTCACCGTCGGTAACAAGAGGAACGCCGCCCGTCAGCACGCGGTGTTCCTCTCCTCGTACGACGATGACGCGCCTTGTATCAAGCTATATTCCGGGATCGACTCCTACTCGATGGCGGGCAAGGAGGTGACGGTGATCTCGCCGAACGCCGACAAGAACGTGTTCACCGGCAAGATGGTGATCAAGCCGGGATCCACGGGCTTCGGGAACCTGACGGACGCACCGGACATGACGGCCATCGACCGGGAGATACGGGAGGCCAAGGACGCGGCGGCCGACGCGAGCAAGGAGGCATCGGACGTGCGTGACAGCGTGGGCAGCCTGAAGGGGTACGTGGACGGGGCCTTCGCCGACGGGCTGGTATCGGAGGCGGAGGCCAAGGCGATCGAGAAGTACGTCAACGTGGTGAGCAACGAGCGGCAACAGGCGTTGGCCACCTACAACGGACTGTACAACAACCCCTATTTGGAGGGCTCTGCGAAGACCTCGCTGTACAACGCCAAGGTTTCCCTCTTCTCCGCCACGGACGCGCTGGTCAACGCCATCAACGCCGCCATCGCCGACGGCAAGGCGACCGCCGCAGAGAAGGCCTACGTGGACAGCAAGTACGCCACGTTCACGACCTGCTACAACAAGTTCCAAACGGCGGTGGAGACGGCCAACCAGTCCATACAGGACAAGCTGAAAGGCTACTCGGACAACGCCCGGAAGGCGGCGGACGAGGCCAACAACACGGCCTCGCAAGCCATGGAGGGCGCGAACGCCGCCAAGGACGCGGTGAGCGACCTGAACAGGTACGTGGACGGGGCCTTCGCCGATGGTTTGGTATCGGAGGCGGAAGCCAAGGCGATCGAGAAGTATATCAACACGGTAAACGCCTCCAAGCGGGAGGCGGACGCGACCTATACGGCCCTGTACGCGAACCCCTTTCTTGCGGGCACGGAGAAATCGGTCCTGTACGCGGCGAAGAACAGCCTCAACACGGCCACGACCAACCTGATAGCCGCCATCAACTCCGCCATCGCGGACGGGAAGGCGACAACAACGGAGAAAAACAACGTGGACAGCAAGTTCGCGGCGTTCAACAACGCCTACGCATCGCTCGCCACGGCCATCGAGAACGCGAACAAGGCGATCCAACGGAAGATCAAGCAGGAGGCGATAGACGAGTCCAAGAGCGACCTGTCCCAACAGATCGGCGAGGTGTCGCTGAAAGACCGGAACGACATCGCCAAGATGATGGGCTACAAGGATTACGAGGAGCTGGTCTATTACGCGGAGCGGGGCATGTCTGTCATCAAGGGCGGCAGCGTCAACACCTCGCTCATCAACGCCGACCTGATAATCACCTCCGCGCTCATCGCCAAGGCGATCCGGACGAACACGCTGAACGTGAACGACCGGTTCAAGATCCACACGGACGGGTCGGTGGAAATGGACGGGGTCTTTCACTCGTTGGGGCCGAACACGGAGCTCATCCTGTCGAACGGGTACGTACGGATCACCTATGACGGGATCGACGTGGCGAGGCTATCCGTCAATAACGGCACGCCGGAGCTTAACCTGTCCAAGGGCGGCAGGAGCGCGGTGGTGACCCCCGGGTCGCTTACCCTGCGAAGCGCGAGCGGCAAGTTCATGACCTTCTCGGCGGACGACCTGAACCGGAGCGGGAAGGTGTTCACGAACGATGACGGGGTGTTGCGGGTGGCCGAGCAGGATTACGAGATACTCACCTGCTTCGTCTCCGTCTCCCCGACAGGCGGCGGAACGACGGTACCGGAGGCCGGGGGCTACCTGAAACGGATCGGCACGTCCGAGTACATAGAGGCCATACCGGCGGATGGGTACGAGTTCGTCCGCTGGAGCGATAACGGGAGCCGCAGGCACATGATCACGTGGGGGCAGCCCAACAACTCCTTCACGGCCTATTTCAGCAAGATACAGGTCGAGCGGTTCACGCTTTCCCTGTCGGTCAGTCCATCGGGAGGCGGATCCGTCACGGGAGCGGGAAGCTACGAGAAGGGAACCAAGGTGACGGTCAACGCCACGGAGGCCAGCGGTTGGCGGTTCGTCCGCTGGTCGGATGGCGGGTACCAGCGACATACGGTCACGATGGACGCGAACAAGAGCCTCACGGCCTATTTCGAGCGGTACACCGTCACCGGGGACGAGATCCTGCAAGGGACGGATCTCACAAGCGCATCCTATTGGAACGCTTACGGGGACTCGTCCGTCCAGTCGGTCAGCGGCGGCGTGGCCATCTTGCGGTTCGGCGGGGAGGCCAATACCGACCAGGTGATGTTCAACAAGGGACGTATGGGCGGCAAGCTGGAGATGGGACACCGGTACCGGCTATCGTTCCAGGCGAGAATATCGTCCGGGACGACGAACATCATATCGGCGATCGGCGACAATAGCCTTGACTTCATCAACACCGACGATGTCATCTATGGCGAGGAGGTGAGCGCGTCCTACAAGACGTTCTCGGTGGAGTTCAGGGCGGATCGGGACAGCACCTCGGGGGATGGACTGCTCTTTGCGGCGATCTCGGCGTGCGTAATGCAAATACGGAACATAACATTAAAGGAGGCGTGACAATGAGAAACGAGAACAACCCATCTATCTCCGGCACGGAGATGAAGTTCGCCCTGGGCCTCGACCTGCCGGGCGGGCTCACGATGGACGACGTGGAGTTCGAGGCCCTGTTCTACATCTATTCCAACCGGACGGTAACGATCCCCAAGTCCGGGATGGGCCGGCTTGACGAGAACACCTATATCGTCACGCTCGACACCGCCCGGATCGGGGGTGGCGGACGGATCAGGTGCCAGGTGCGGGTGGAGATCCCGGACGCGAACATGGCGGACGGCGTGAGGACGGAGATCATAGGGATCGAGACGGACGAGACGGTGAGGTATGGCGTGCGTTAGCGGACATATCATAAGGGTCGAGACGGTACGGGCGGAGCTGGAACGGATCGAGAGCGTGAGCGCCACCCTCCGGAGGATGGCCCGGGTCGGCGCGAGGCTCACCAAGATCTGCGGCGTGGGTTACGGGGTGTGGCTGCTGGTATCTCCAGACGAGCCCGTATGGGTGACCGATGAGATGCCCGCGTTGTTCGAGGTGAGGTCGAACACGGAATGGAGAATAGAGTGATTAACAAATAAAAAAGACGAAAGATCATGGCGAAAGCGGCATGGGCGGTGGTCACCCCGCCCCAAGGATCGGGTGACAAGGAGGTGAGCGTAAGGTCGGACGCGGAGCATACCGGCCGGAACGCCCGGAGTACGGTATTGACCTGGAAGGCGGTGAACTGCCCGGACGTGCAGCGGACGGTCATGCAAGCGGGCAAGCCCGAGTACGTGGACATAGCGGACACGGCGGCGAGCGAGAAGACGGGAAAGGTGGTCACCATATCCGGTGTCAGCAACTCGAAGAGGCTGACCTTCTCCCTCGGCATGGGAGATTTGGAGATAGCGCTGCCCGACAATTATACGGCAAACAGCGTGTTGACGGCCAACGGGGAGGCGATAGCGGGCGATCCCGGTGGATTAGCGGTGTATGACTTCTCCATCGCCGTTACGGTACCGGCGAACACGGAGATCGAGCCGCAGACGAGGCAGGTCATCGTGACGGACGAGGGAGGGCACCAGGACGTGTGCCTGTTGACCTTGGCCGCCGGAGACGCCTACCTGCGTGTCACGGAGGGCGATATCCTGCTGGATTACCAAGGCAACCCGGTGACCGTGAACGTGGAGTCAAACACGGACTGGACGGTGGAGTGATGGCTACCGTTACTATACCCTGGGAGCAAGGGAGCGGCGATATCATGGTCGCCCTGACGGGAACCGGCGACGGCGTGGCCACCCTCTCGACCGGAACGGTGAACGAGGGCGTGGACCGCTCCCGGACGGTGACCTTCAGGACCGTCCGGGGCGGCAACGTGGAGGTCATGCGGACGGTGCGTCAGGAAGGCCGGCGGGAATACCTCCGCGATGCCTCCGGCGACCTGTTGAGAGATTCGAACGACGTGGAACTTAAAGCATTGAAATAAGATGGGACTATTGAATTACACGACAGCCAAGATCAACGAGCTCTTGGCGAAGGTGGCGGCCCTGCCCGCCAAGGTGATGGACGGCGACACCAAGATACCGTCCAAGACAAGTGAGCTGGAGAACGACAGCAAGTTCGTCAAGGAGACCGGCCTGAAGACCGTAAACGGGCAGTCGATACTGGGATCCGGCAACATATCCATATCCGGCGGTTCCGGAGGTGGCGTGGCAGACTCGGTGGACTGGAGCAAGGTGCTCAACAAGCCGGGCTGGGTAAACTCCCAGACCAAGCCCTCCTACACGGCCAGCGAGGTGGGGGCGTTACCTTCCGGCACCTCCATCCCCTCCAAGACAAGCGAGTTGACGAACGACAGCAAGTTTGTCAAGGAGACCGGCCTGAAGACCATCAACGGGCAGTCGTTGCTGGGTACCGGCAACATATCCATATCCGGCGGCTCCGGGGAAGGAAGCGGCGGAGGAAACGTGAACGTGATGAACGCGGCGGAGCTGAAAGCCGTGAGGAACTACGTGTTCAAGCCCTCTAACGATGGATCAACGGATGGAACGTTTTCCGCACTCAATATCGCTACCCTAAATGAATCTGGATTGATGAGCACTCAACAAGTCAAAAAATTGTATGATATCAAGGATGTTTACAAATTCCCGGCAGCTGTATTGGGCTTGACCTCGGCATCCACCAGCGATGAGATCTTGGCGGCATTCGGGCTTGATCCAATCCAAGAGAACGGAAATCTTGCGTACATAATCTATTTATTATCATCTGGGCAATCTGCAGATTACAATGAAGAATTTCCATCGTTATTCATCGGTAATTACGCATGTTATGTGTACGCTACTATGGGCTCAAGCACGGGAGAGATGGAATTGTCATATATAGGACAAGGAGGAGTGCTCAAGACTGTCAAAGTAACGTGCAAAGATGCGGCGGATGATAAGTTTACCTATTCTGTGTGTTTCTACGAAAGCGGAGGTGAAGAATTTTATTTACCTTCCTCAATCTTTGATTTGACAAAAACATCTACAAAAGAGGAGGTAGCGGCTGTATTCAATCCTCTTGGAGGATTAGATCATATAATAGAATTGGCAAAAAAAACGACAACTAAATTCTATATTGTTGATGCTTCCACAGGAACAGGAAATAACCGTTCTTGCGTTAACCTGGGAGGGCATATAGCTGCTAGTGTACTTCGCTATATAAACATATCTTATGTTGATAAGTTTCTTGTCTCACATTATATTCAAATATCCGGGACTAAAACAGCTTATCTTGTATCTGATAAAAAAGATATAAATCTTAAATCTGCCATAAACTATGAAACGGTTAGACCAGAGGTTTATGCCTTGACATCCCAATCGACATCTGAAGAGATAAGGTCTGCGTTCTTTTCTTTAAGCGAATTTAAAAGATATATCGAGGCCGCTAAAAAAGGATACATATTACGAACGAGTATTCCTGAATCCATGGGATTAGATTATAAGAATCCAATTTATCTCAATACGCTTATCGCTCATGTCACAAATGATGGTGACGCTATTTTGGAGTATATAATAGCTGGTCCCGGAATAAATGGCTATGCAGGGATGCAGATTGTATTTATAAGCTATACTGCGTCCAGTGATTCTTTTTCTATAAGCGTATTGCCATTTTCGACTGGAAGTTAAGCTTATAAAAAAGAGATCGGGATAGATCCTAAAGAAAGATTTATTGAATTCTTTATTCTTGTAATAAAAGCAATGATTGTCGATTGATTTTATCAAGACAACTTAGAGACCTTATCGGGGACAGGCAAAAAAGAAAGCCCCCGGCTGTTAGTAAAGACGCCAATCACATACTAACGAACAAATGCGAGCTACCGCACGACCGGGGGCTATATGCCTTCAGCCGCGATAGCTCGTTTTGTTTTTATGTGATTGGCGTCACAAATATAATACATATTTCAACATGACCGTATTTGACTTTTTAAATCTTTATCAAACGCCTTTTAAATGGATGTTGAATAGTGGCATCCATTTAGAGGACGTGAATTATATCGACCTGTACAAGGACTATTCCCGGATGATATCCGATGGAGAAAAGGTGACTTACGCCGTGGCTGTACTAGCCTCCAAATATCAGGTGAGTGAACGCAAGGTGTACACCTTGCTCAAGCGGATGTCGCATGGCTGCGAGCCGCTTGAGTGTTGATCCTATGCAAGTAGTTTGCAGTGGGAATGCGAGGCCTCCGGGTATCTGTTTCATGCCATATATTACTTTTAGGTGATAAAAAAACTGGAATCATGAATAAATACCATCAACTACTGAACCGGATCATCACGTCCGGAAAAGAGCAAGAGAACAAGAAAGGGAGTATCCGCTACCTGTTGAACGAACGTTTGGAGCTGACGCCGGGCGATCTGCTGGATATCTTCGAGGATCATGGAATCGCCCGTAAGAAACTTCGAACGGAACTTCGACTGTTTATGCGGGGAGAACGGGACGTGGAAAAGTACCGCAACGGAGGGATCACCTGGTGGGATTACTGCGGTTCCACGCTGGTAAACAGTTATCCCACCTATTTGGAAAAGTTACCTCCCTTGATCGAGCGGATCAACCGGAAGAGACGCAACAGCAAGAACTACGTCCTGTTTCTCGGCTCCACCGATGCCGAGAGCAACCAAGCCCCATGTCTCAGCCTCGTCCAGTTCCAGATAGATGGCGGGGAGCTGGTCCTGTCTGCCTATCAGCGCAGCAGCGATGCCAACTTAGGGTTGCCCGCCGATCTCTACCATCTCTATCTGATGACCCGGCAAATCGATCTACCCTTGAAATCTATCACCCTTAATCTTGGGAACGTACATATCTATAGGAACAACCTGGAGCGAACCCGGTCTCTGCTTGACGGAGAAGAGGGGATACGTTTCGAACTCAATGCCTGAAACCGCTGTAAAGCCGGCGCAGTGCAGAGCATTGTTTTTTCATAGCCATTCGGAAGAAAAAAGAGACTTTTGCAACCCGTTTTTAAACAAAATGAAAATGAAGAAACAGTATTTATCTGCTCCGCTTCCGTTCGTAGGGCAAAAACGAATGTTTGCGAAAGAGTTTATCAAAGCATTGGAGCGTTATCCGGACAACACCGTATTTGTAGACCTGTTCGGTGGTTCCGGGTTACTGTCACATATAACAAAGTGTCAGAAACCGGATGCCACCGTTGTATATAATGACTTCGACAACTATTGTCGGAGATTGAAGAATATACCACGTACCAATGTTTTGCTGGCTAAAATCCGCTTGCTGGTTGCATCTACACCTCGAAAAAAGGCATTACATAAAGAAGCTAAAGAAACCATTCTACACCTGATTGAACAAGAGGAACAGGAATATGGATATGTGGATTATATCACTATCTCTACCTCTTTACTCTTTTCCATGAAGTATGCCACAGATTTGGCCGGACTGCGAAAGGAAACGTTTTACAACACCGTGCGTAAATGTGATTACAGCCCATCCCTCGACTATCTGGACGGATTGGAGATCATCTCATGCGACTACAAGGAACTGTTCAACAAATATAAGGATACGCCCAATGTTGTGTTCTTGATAGACCCTCCGTATCTATCCACCGAGGTCGGCACCTATACTATGAGCTGGGGACTATCCGATTACCTGGACGTATTACAGACACTCGTAGGCACGAACTACATCTACTTTACCTCCAACAAGTCATCCATCATCGAACTATGCAACTGGATGGGCAAAAACACCATCGGCAACCCGTTTACCGGCAGTGAGAAAGTCGAGTTCAACGCCCGCATAAACTACTCCTCCCGCTACACGGACATCATGTTGTTCAAGAAAGCGAACGAAACTGCACACAAAGAGGTGTCTTAACCACTGTATAAAGGTACGAATTTTCGGTGAGTTGGCAATGGGATTCAAGTAGTTTTTGAACTAAAAAAAGGATACCGTTCAAGCATCATGCAAGCAGCATTTAAACGGAATCCTTTTTTTACTTTTCATATAGGGAAAGTTGTACTTTTGGTTTTGCGGATTATAGTACTTCATGCTGGAAACGCTCGTAACGGCTTATCTTGTCTATATTGCCAAGATGGTGCTTGTAGCTGTCGTCCGCCAAAGTGTTTTCTGCGATATACCGGCTGATCTGATAGACGAGATGGTATTCTTCGGCTTTGTTGCCGCCCCTTGCGTTGATATCGGGATGGTGGTATTCCTCTATCAGTCTTTTCAGCCAGTTCCCGTCCACACCACGGTGGTACTCCTTTGTGATAAGGTGGGTGATTTGTTGGATGTCCCTGTCAAAGTTCATCCGCTTCTCTTCCGATACCAGAGCCACACGTGGCTTGTAACCCTGTTTCTCCGCGCTCCAGTGATTGGGGCTGATGGAAAGCTCGCTTGCCGCTTTTATATCGACTCCGCCAATATCCCGGACACGGAAATAGACACGTGTCAGATCCGTCACATTGTTCTTGGCCGATGTCTTTCTGATGAATGCCGTTACTTTCATATATATTTCCTTCTTAGTTTATCATTTCTACCAGTTTCCGCTTCATGTCATCGTCTATGGTGCGGTATCGCCTGAACGCTCGGCTTCCTTCCACGTGTCCCGACAGGGAAGCGATCAGATTCGGATCGGGGACCTGTTTGTACAGGTTGCCTACAAAGGTCTTGCGTGCCGTATGGCTGCTGGCGACTTCATACAATGTTTTTTGTACGGTATTATAGCCGTGCGTGTCAAGGATGGTGACCATACGGTCAATGCCGCAATACTTCAAAAGTTCTCGTATGCCAAGATTATAGGTATGTATGGGCTTGAAAGGAAACAGCCTGTCCGCGTTTACATCATAGCGTTCCAGTATCTTCAAGGCCTTTTCGTGCAAGGGGACTCTGACTGTCTTTGCCTGACACTTTTTCGTTTTCTGTGGCATATATTCCAGAAAGCCGTCCTTGATGTTTTCCCTTGTCAGCCGGTAAAGGTCTCCGACGCGACAGCCGATATAGCAGTGGAACACGAATATATCCCGGATGACCGCCAGTTTAGGATTGTCACTCAAATCCGCATCGTACAGGACATTCCTTTCCTCCGAAGTAAGGTAGAACGGGTCCCCGTATGTCGGTTCCTTGCAGCCGTAGAGTGCATACACCTCGTTGTCGGAATACTTCATCCTCTTGCACCAGTGCAGGAATGTACAGAAGAAGTTCATAATGTTGATGACGGTCGTGTTGGAGAGCGGCTTGGGTTTGTGGTTGATAAGCATACGGGGAACATAGAACTCAGGATGCTCCTGACGCAGCAGGTACTCATTCGCGACATAATCCCGGAAACCGTTCATCTGTTCCAGTGTGACAGTCTCCACAAAGAGCGTGAAGTCACGATTACCCAGTATTTCCCGTTGGTAGTCGTGATAGCGGGACATCTTGCGCTCGAAACGTATGATATGCTCTTTGGTTCTATCAGCCCCTTCGTACTTCTCCAAATATTCATGAACACGATAGAGCAGAGTTGGATGGTTGCGTTCGAAGGCGCGTGCAGGATACAGCACATCTTCGATAACCTGCTTCAGCCATTTGCTGTCCGCCTTGTCCGAAAAGGTCTTCTCCAC